ATAATTAACCCCGCTGATATATTCAAAATGGGAGTATTTTACTTACCATATAATGTAACGGCAAATAATACATTAAACGCAATTCCAACTCATAGTGAGAAGCTATGTTTTTATCTAACAGAAAATAGTAATAACTTATCATTCTCGGCTAGAACGACAGAGATAATGGAATTTTACATTCAGGAGAGAAGTTGTATAAATAATCCAATTCACCTTTTATTTTTGAATGGTAGAGGAATGTGGGACACATATACATTTGGGGGGAAATCACAAAAGACCATTACAGCTGACCGTAAGAAATATCAATCAGAAAGTAGTTTGAATAAACAATATTATTCGAGAGGTTCATCTCAAAGAGGACAAGTTGTTTATGAAACGAATGCTGACTACAAATGGAAGACCAAGTCGTGGTATATGGATGAAAACGATGTTGTAATCGTTGAGGAACTTTTTATGTCTCCTGAGGTCTATATCATCACCGGAACAACAATACCACCTGAGCAATGTGCAGGATGTTTGGATGAGGTTAGATTATATCAATACCTTATTCCTGTTGTAATTGAGGATAAGGATTTTGTGGTATATGAGAAACAATATCAAAAAATATATCAATACGAGTTTACACTTGCTTATGGAAGTGTTAAAAGATTTAGAACACAAGGATAATATATGGGATTACAGATTAGAGCGTATGTCGATGGGGCACAAAAATTCATCGACTTATATGATGACGAGAAAATATCGATTGATGTATCTTTTGCTGAAGTACAAGACATCACCAAAAAGAATAGTGCATTTACTAAGGAATTTAAGGTTCCGGGTTCAAAAAATAATAATGATATTTTCAATTATTTCTTTGATATTAACACCGTTGCTTTAGATTGGAACCCAAAAAAGAAATTCGAGGCTGACTTACTATACGATGGATATGAGATATTCAACGGATATGTGAGAATGAACTCTGTTACAATAGACAAGATTGAGAAGATTTACTCTATAACTTTCTATTCATCTATGGGGGACCTTGCTGCTAATATTGGAGATAAGGGATTATGTGAAGTAGATACTTCATCTTTGGACCATAGTATTTACAGTCCATACATAGCACCTTATTTGTTAGATGATGCGTCATTAAAGCCAACTAGTATGCTTCCAAATACGACTCAGTGGCAACTTCAAAATAACCAAGTTACAAATGGAGATGTTAAATATATTTTAGGACAACGAGGATATGATTATACAGGAAGTACATTTGGAACAATTTTAGACATCGATACACAGAATACACCTATTTTAGAATTTAGCAATGTGATTGGAGGAACACCAGGATTTTTTGATTATTATAAAACACCACTTGTTTCATCATACTTAATCCCAAGTATTAGAACAAGAAAATTATATGAATTGATTGTAAATCAGGCGGGGTATAATATCGAATCTAACTTTTTTGATACGGATTATTTTGGTCGTTATTACATACCATTATCATTCAATGCTGAAGGTTTACCTTATATGGCACAGGCAGCTAAAAATGATTTTGCTTGGGATAATAATAACCCTACAAATGGTGCATTAAGTGGTATTACAGTAGAAAGTTTTTATAGTCCTATTATTACTGCAACTACAACTATGGTTAGACCGATTGTCGTTACTAAGGATAATTTGGATTTTAACCCTGTAGATGACGCACATTACCCTTTTATTTCAACAAGTATATTTAGTGCCTACACTTCTTATTTATTTGGCATACCAACTAATAATAGAAAACCATATAGCTATCAGACAGGTGTTACAGTAAAATATGTAGGTGCATTAACTTCACGAGCAAGGAGAAGTGCTGGTTCATTTCGTATTTGGGAAATACTCAATACAAGTACCTCACCATCATTACCTAAAATTACTGCTCGACTAGTTACGACAGGTACATTATCTTATACAGAATTTCCTAATACCTCAGTGTTTAGTACTAATGGAGGAACTGACTCAATTCTTAATGACTATAATGGTGCGGGGTTTTTATTTGCGACTTATGAAATCACACCTGGTGCTGATGTTCAGATTACACAAATGAATTATAATGTTGTTCCAACAACATTTATATTACCCCAAATAATTAAGTTAGACAGAGAAATGTCATGCGACCAAAAACAGGTGGAATTTATAAAAAATATTAACAAATTGTTTAACTTGGTTGTTGTGGAACATCCAACCAAAACCAAAACTCTTATAGTTGAACCTATCGTAAATTATATTGGTAAAGGTGATATATTGGATTGGACAAATAAAGTGGATTATAATAGTCCTCAAAATTTATACCCGACTACTACTTTAATAAATGGGTCGTTATTTTATGCTAATAAGGATGATAAGGACTTTGTTAATACTCAATACAAAACTAAAACCAATCTTATATTTGGTCAAAGGATAATTGATTTGGGAATTGATTATAAAAACTCCACAACGAATTTAACTCAAACATTAGGTCAAAATACTGATTATTATTTAACGATAAATTTATCTCCTCGTCCACCTTTTTCAGGTGGTACTACTGATATTGCATTACCTTGTTATTTTATCTCTAAAGAAAATAATAATAATGGTATTTCAAGTTTTGAGTATAGACCATTTCGTTCATTGCCAAGGTCTGTATTTGCTTCAGTTCCAATCCCTACCGGAAATACTCGTGCCAATTCCATCTTCTATAGATGGACTGGTTCTAATGACCCATATACAAATACTGGTTTAGTAGGAAAAGGTACAATTCAAAATATTAACCGATTGACTACATATCCATTCGCAATATCAGGATTCTCACATTACACCACTTATGATGCTAGTACGGTATACACAAGTGATGAATTGGTATATCCGGAAGTTGCAACTCAATACGACAGATATTATCGTGATTATATCGAAGATTTAACAGCTGAAGATAATAAAATCTATTCTTGTAAAATGTATCTAAATCCTTGGGAAGTAGCACAATTAAGATTTAATGAAGTCATTATAGTTAAGAACACCAAATTTAGAATTAACAAAATATCAGGTTTGGATTTAACTACTAATGATTTGGCTAATGTCGAATTGGTTAAATTGACGAGAGATTATACACCTACTCCAACCCTATATTATGATTTGGTTGATTGTAGTAACCCTTGTAATGTAATTCATACCAATACGGATATAAATTATTTAGTATGGGCGTTTGAAAATCTATTTGTTAATTTAATTACTTCATTTGGAGCGTATCCTAGTTTTACAACATCACGATTCCAAGTGATAAGAACAGAGTATAACCCAAATTATGAATATCAAAACATATATTTTCAAGGTCGTACAGTTGTTGATGGACCTAGAGTTGGTGCGGACCGATGGAATGTGACTTTTGATTATATCACAAATAATAATTGTACTACTTCAGGTTCAACAAATCGATTATATGTTATAAATGAATATCAACCAGGTTTTGAAGGATTCCAAACTTGTTATGAATACATAGTTACTAACACAGGAGCCACACGAGCTGACTTCTCATTCATTAGTTGTGCTGGCACACCATCGTCTTGGACCTTAAATCCAACTGAAACAATCGATGTATGTGCTAAATATGGAACATTTACAGGAACAGGGTTTAATTTCTGTGTTATATTAGGTACTTGTGGAGCAACACCATTACCGACACCTACACCAACGGTTACACCTACACCAACTCAAACTCCATTCTCTGTTACTCCTACAACTACAAGTACTCCTACACAGACACAAACAGGAACCCCAACACAAACCCCTACTAATACACAGACGCCTACTAACACACAAACAGAAACACCGACCCAAACACCTACAAATACGCAGACAGGTACTCCAACACAGACCCCAACCAATACAGAAACTCCGACACAGACACCTACACAAACTAATACAGAAACACCTACTAATACTCCAACACAAACTCAAACTAATACACCAACAAATACACAAACACCTACTCCAACAGGAGGGGTTACATCAGTATGTTTTAGTGCGGGTACAGGTTATAATGGAGGTGTATATTCTATTATCCAATTATCAGGAAATACAGGATATATCCCTGCCGGTAGGTCTTCTACATATCAAGGGCTTCCTATTCAGAGTATTAACCAAATAACTTTCAACGGAAATCCGGTTGGAACATTTGATAGTAGTGTTGCATACAATAATGCTATAAGAAGTGCTGTTATGGATTCCACAGGTAAAATATATGTGGGTGGTCTATTTACTACATTCTCAGCTGTATCTCAAAATAGAATAAACAAATTAAATAATGATGGAACAAAAGACACTTCATTCACTATTGGAACCGGATTTAATAATATTGTTTATAAACTAGCTATAACTCCTGATGATAAGGTATTAGTAGCTGGTCAGTTTAACCAATACGCGGGTGCTACTGTACCACCATTCTTAAGATTAAATGGTGATGGTAGTATCGATACAACATTCAGTGGATTAACTTCTATCACAGGTCCTGCCGGATTCGTTGTTTGGGAGATTGCAATTGATAATAATGGTAAGTATTTAATTGGTGGAACATTTACCGGATGTAATTCAACTAGTGTAGGTAGAATCGCTAGATTAAATACTGATGGTTCATTAGATTTAACATTTAGTGGTGGAGGAACAAAATTTAACACATTTGTTAATTCTATCGATTTTCAAAGTGATAATAAAATTATAGTAGGTGGAGATTTTAGTACATTTAATGGTGTGTCAACTAATAGATTAGCGAGATTAAATACTGATGGTTCTAAAGATACAAGTTGGACTGGTGTTTGTAATAACTACATTAACAAATTGATTGTTGATAATAATGATAAAGTAATAGCAATGGGTGCTTTTGGAACTGCGAATGGAGTTACGAGAACTAGAATTGCTCGTTGGAACTCAAACGGAACATTAGATACTTCATTTGTAGTTGGTACAGGGTTAAATCTAAATGTCGATGCCGGTGATATTATACACGAATCAACCGGTAATTATTTAATTGGAACAGTTGGACCTACAACTTATGATGGTAATATTTTCGATGATATTTTTAGATTAACTGATACAGGAGGGTACTTTAATTGTCTTCCTACTACATCAACTCCTACACCTACCCCAACGAATACAACTACACCAACACAGACACCAACACAAACAGGAACACCAACACAAACAGGGACACCAACACAGACACCTACTAATACTGAAACAGGAACACCAACTCCTACACCGACTCCTACCAATGCGATTGTATGTACTGAATTTAGTGCAAGTGCTGATGGATTCCCGGGAATGGTATATTATACAGATTGTGATGGAATACCTCAAGACATTTATGTAGATACTACCTTAAATTTTTGTGCGGGATTTGGTTCAGTGAGTTCAGGTGGTCCAGTAATAAGCATAATAGGACCTTGTTAATAAAATAAATAAAAATATAAAAATATGGCAATAATAACGGCAACACCGAGTAATACACCGAGTAATACTCCCACAATATCAGCATCAGGTACAGCGTGTCCAACACCGACTCCTACTAATACACCGACAAATACATCGACACCAACCAATACTCCAACACCATCCGTAACTCCGGTATATGCGTGTAATTGTATTACATTTACAAATACTGGTGCTACTCAAGGTAGTGGATTTTATACAAGTTGTAATGGCTTCCAAAATAGTAGAATAAATGTACCAGCAGGAGAAGTTAGAGAAGTGTGTGGTAGTGCTCCTGAAGCTACAGGACAAATAATTTATCAAGAAGGATTCCCTTGTATTAGTGGAAGTTGTCCGGAATATAACTCAATTTATGAATTGTATTCAGGTATTACTTCTTGTGATGGATGTGTTCAAACATCAGGTATTGTAACTGCTTATAGTGTATCAGAAAATCCACCTGCATCAGGTGATACTCTTTACTTGAATACATTATTAACAATTCCTGCTCCAAATGGATTTTACACTAATGGAACAGGGGCTTGGTTCCAAGTTACAGGTGGAGCTGGTTTAATTACTGCTGAAGACCCTACAGGATGTGTGGATGACTTATGTCCGAGTCCAACTCCTACAATAGGTCTTTCACCTACACCAACTCCTACTAATACTCAAACTAATACACCAACCAATACATCGACACCTACTCAGACCCCTACCAATACTCAAACTAATACACCGACTAATACCGGAACACCGACACCAACACCGACTAATGTAGGATGTTTATGTTATACATTAACTAATGACCCACCTGCACCACCAGAACCGGCTCTTGGAGCTACAACTTTCCAATATAGACAATGTGATGGTGGTAGTATACAATTTATAACGGTATTCGATGGAAGTCCTGTAAATGTTTGTGCTCGAGTTGGTACTGTTGTAAGAAATTCAGGAGACCCGGGTAGTATTTCAGAATCAGAGTTTGATTGTTGTGTTGAACCACCAGTAGTACCTTGTGAGCAATTACAAATTTGTGCACCTACAGTATCAGGTGAAAGAGTAGTAGTAAATTATATTGATTGTTCTAATAATTTTTATCAAGCAGAAATATATTGGGGGGGTGGATGTTCGTTATATTGTGTAACATCGTATGAAGTGATTGAGGAAGGTATTGGTAGTAGTGTAACAATAACTGGACTATGCGCGTAATAATAAGAGAAATAAGTAATTCCAAACCCGATGTTGTATTCGTCGGGGGAGTTGCTTTATCTCATTATGACCCCACCTATATTCCACAAGATATTGATATTGTGGTTAAGAATTTGGATGGGTTAAATTCTTTTGGGGACATCATAGAATGGAATACTGACTTCGCTGGTAGTATTAGTACCAAAAGAGCGTATATTAAAAGAGATGATTTTAACATCGATATTTTTATTGAGGATGAATTACCCAAATATGAGGTTATGGATGGAATTAAATATCAAACGAAGGAATCACAAATTAGACATTACTCTTGGGTTCGAGATTTTGTCCCTGTTGAATTAAAAGAGAGATTCCAACAAAAGATAGACCTATTAAATAATGTGTCTAAATAACGAAAAAAAGATATTTTATAGTATGAGTAATATAGAATTAAAATACATAGTAACCGAGGGGGATGAAATACTAACAAATAAGGTTATAACTGACCCAACCTTATACCCAAACCTTATCGATAATTTAAGAAATCACATTTCAAACATTATACCTCGAACTAGATTTTGGGAGGTCCAAAACAACATAAAAGTATTTCCATTCCTTTATACGGAATCTCAAAAAAATATTATAGATGGCAATAAATAAAGTACAAATAAAATTCGATTTTGATACTAAAGATGTTCAATTAGCATCGGATAAAACCTTATCCCTTGCTCAACAGATTCGTGTATTAAGAAAGGAATTACAATCAACTAGAGAGGGGACTGCAGAGTTTCAATTATTATCAAGTAAATTAGGTGAAACTGAAGATGCGTTGGCAAAAACTAATGCAAAATCACGAGATTTATTAACATCATTTCAGTTAATACCTGGTCCTATTGGTGAGTTCGCATCCAAATTAAATGGAGGAATTGCTTTATTAAAGACCTTTAGTTCATTCTCACTTAAAGACCTTCGATTCCAATTAGGAGAAACCGCTGATGACTTCAAAGAGATATTCACAAATATCGGTAGAGCTACTGGTATTACCAAATTATACACCACATTAAATAATGGATTAGCTAAATCATTTGTTGCTGTCGGTGTAGGTGAGGGAGCGGCAGCTGTTGGAGCAAGAGCGTTTGCTGCGGCATTAGTTGCCACAGGTATTGGTGCTTTAGTTGTATTACTTGGAACCGCAGTATCCGCATTGATGGAATTTGCCGATGGTTCGAAAGATGCCGAGAAAGCGACAGCATCTTTGAATAAAGAATTAGAAGACCAAAATCAATTACTTGACTTAAACGCAAAAGACCTTCAACGAAGAAGAAAAGTACAATTAGCCCAAATGAAAGCTGATGGTGCTACTGAATTAGAAATTAAGAAAACTACTCTTGCAAACGCTAAAAAAGACGCTGATATAGCATATCAAGACGCTATTGATGCGGAAAAACAATATAATAAAAATATTGGTAAGGTTAATGAAGAAGGGGCCAAGGCCTTAACAAAAAACCTTATTGATAAACAACAAAAGAATAAGGACGCGAATGCCGCTTATCTTGAGTTAGGATATAATACTCAAGCGGAGGCTAATAAAGCGGAAGACGCTGCTGCGAAAGAGGCTCAACAAAAAAGAGACGCAGCATCTAAAGACAGACAACAAAAAGAGAAACAAGCGGCGATGGAGAGAATCGACGCAATCATTACACTTGAAAAAAACAAAGAAGACACAAGTGAACAACTATTAAGAACTGCACTTGAAAAACAATTTCAATTACAAAACGAAGGTAAGAAAATATCTACTGAAGTAGCAAAACAACAAAAAGACGAAATCAACAGAATTGTCTCTGAGGAACTTCAAAAAGACAAGGATGCCAGAAAAGAGGCTAATGATAAAAAGATTGCTGAAGCGAAAGAATCCAATGCAATCCTTTTAGATAATTTAGAGGTTACTCTTGCTGAATCAAAATTATTGTATGGTGAGGAATCAACTCAGGTTCGTAGAGTAACTCAAGAAACCTTCGATGCTCGTAAAAAGGCTATTGATGATGAGATTGCGTTATTACAAGCGAAAAAAATGTCTGTTGATGGTTTAACTAATGAGGAGATATTACGACTTCAGTCATTAGCGACGGAACAAAGAAAATTAACTGTTGAGGTTCAAACTGAAGCACAAAGACAAGTTCAAGCGGATAGAGATAAGGCACAGGCATTGTATGATAATAAAATGGCTGCTGCTGAAGGTGATTTTGAATTACAACAGGGAATCTTAGATGCTAAAGTGGAACAAGACAGAATGTTTTTTGAATCTCAATTAGCGAACGAAACCCTTACTGCAGAACAGAGAAAAGCGTTAGAGGATGCACAGACCGCAAATAAAGCGGCAAATGCTGAAGCTCAAATTTCGATTGAACAAAAGAAATTCCAAGCACAACAAGCATTATTAAATGCGACCGGTGCTGCCGTTGGGGCTCTTGCAGACCTTGTGGGTAAAAATACTGTAGCAGGTAAAGGTTTGGCTGTTGCGGCGTCGTTAATCAATACCTACGCAGCAATCGCAGGTCAGTTAAAGGCATTTGGAACATTACCAATACCGGGATATGCAATCGCTCAAGCAATTGCAACAGGTTTAGTTGGATTCAAGGCAGTTAAAGATATAATATCAGTTCAGGTTCCAACCGGAGGAGCTGCAAGTACTGCTAGTGCTGCGGCTCCTGCAGATAATGGTGCAAGAGTTTCTAAACCAAAAGGATTGGCAACAGGAGGTATGGTATTCGGACCGGGTACAGGAATGTCTGATTCAATTCCGGCTATGTTGTCGAATGGTGAGTCAGTTATTAACGCGGCATCAACATCGATGTTTAGACCTCTTTTATCTACAATCAACCAAATGGGTGGTGGGGCAAGATTCGCTTCAGGAGGAGTTGCAGAATTAACTACAAATCCACTAGCGGGTATGGACTTATCGATGTTTATGAATCAAGCACCACAGAAAGCTTATGTCGTTTCTCAAGATATTACGAATCAAGGAATGTTTGACCGATTACAAAAATTTCGTTCAGAACTATAAAATTTAACACTTTAATTAAAAACGATATTTATAAGTAATGACTCCAAAAATTATAGAATTACTAATAGAGGATAATGACGACCAAGCCGGATTAGACGGAATTGCGTTAGTTAATATGCCGGCTCACGAAGCTGCTTTTGAGTACTTTGGAGTTCAGGAAGAAACCTGTTCTCATTATGTCTTATCAGACGAACAAATCCCTCAAGTGATACAGATGTTCCACTCTTATGGAGAACCTCAAGGATTACTTGAAAAAGAGGGGTTTAAGATTGTATCAGTTAGACCTGTTGGTAAAAAAGAATTTGCAATCATTGCAGACCCAAATGCACCATCATCACAAGATACTCCTACTGTAAAATTTAGATACAAATATGTTGGACCTCAAGATAGTAAAAACAGAACTTTCTGTGCTGAAATGATGAGAGCTAATCGTGTGTTTAGAATCGAAGATATAAATTCGATGAGTCTAGCAAATGAAAACCCTGTTGGACCTGATGGATACGATATGTTTGAATGGAGAGGTTCATTCAACTGTCGTCATAGATGGGTTCAACTTATGTATGCCGCTGATACTGAAATTATCAATAAAGCTTCAGTAAGAAAAGGATTAGAAGAAGAGGATGATATGCCGGGTCCTGATACTTTAACAACATCAGCAAGAGAGGCAGGATATGCCCCACGAGTTGGTTTTAATGCCGAAGGTAATCCAAATGTATCTGCATTAGCACCTTATGTAGACCAAGTAACGAAAAAGGTTGTTAGAAAACCTGTATTAGCCGCTGGTTTAGAAGATGCTTGTTGGGAAGGTTACGAAGCAATTGGATTAAAAGAAGATGGAAGTCCAAATTGTGTTCCAATAAAAGAAGAAATGAGTGAGGATGGTAGTTATGTAGTTGATGAGTATTTCAGTTATACTGACTATCCACAACTTATAAAAGACAATGCCAAATCAGCTTTAGATTATATTGAGAGAACAGGTAATCCAAATGATTGCATGACTCAAGTAGGTAAGGTTAGAGCTCAACAATTAGCTCAAGGAAAACCTATCTCAATAGAGACCGTTAAACGAATGAAAGCTTATATCTCAAGACATACTGTCGATTTAGAATCAAGTAAGTCGTACGAGGATGGATGTGGTAAATTAGCTATGGATGCTTGGGGTGGTGTTGAAGCCTTGCCTTGGGTTGAAAGAACTATCGAACAATATGAGAATATGTCGAATGAAGAGTTCTCAACTAAAGGTGTTCCAGCATTTCAAGTATTTAACAACGAACAGAGATTAGTTGTTGGACCGGCTATGATTCCGGACAAGATGATTATTCGTCGTAATGAGATTACTGGTGAAATCTACTATGTGTATTTCTCATCAGATACAATCAAAAAATTACAACAAAAATTTATGAAGGAAAAACTCCTTGATAAAACCAATTTGGAACACGGGCGTAAATACTTAAAAGATGTCGATGTGGTTGAAAGTTGGATTGTTGACGACCCTGAAAGAGATAAACAACAAGTATTCGGTATGGATTACCCCGCTGGTACTTGGATGATTACGATGAAGGTTACAGATGACGATACTTGGGACAAAGTAAAAGACGGACAATTAAAAGGATTCTCAGTTCAAGGATATTTCTTAGAGAAGGCTAAATTTAGTCATATTAACCAAGACCTAATTGAGGAGATAAAATCGATACTAAAACAAGTAAAATAATGACTTATCAACAAGCTATAAAAAAAATCAACAAATTACTTGGTCTGCAGAAGTTTAACACTTATAAGGTGGCTGAAACAGAACAAGAACTAATTGCCGAGGGTGAATTAGCAATCGGTGAACCTCTATTTATAATCACAGATAATGGGCAATTGCCTGTTATGGATGGTGAGTATGAATTGGAAGACACCACCAAAATAAAAATTGAGGACGGAAAGGTCCTAGAAATTAAATACGATATGGAAAACACAAACAAAGAAAACTTTGTAGAGGCCGCTCTTAAAGACGGTACTATTGTAAAATCTAATACTTTTGATGTTGGAGAAGATGTATTTGTAGTATCATCTGACGGTAAGGAAACACCTGCACCGGATGGAGAACACGAATTATCATTAAAAGACACTGAAGGTAATGAGGTTTTATTCAAAATCATCGTTAAAGATGGTAAAATCGTTGAAAGAGAAAATGTTGAATTGTCTGATGTTTCAGATTTAATAGAAGAAGAAATGGGAATGAACCCTGACTTATCTATTGCTGAAACTGAAGCAGGAGACATTATCGATGGTGACTTCAAAAAAACAGTAATGAATGTTTTAGAAGAAATCAGAGAGGCAATCAAAGGAGTTGTAACCGAACAAGAGGATATGAAGGCTAAAATGTCTAAATTCTCAAAAGAACCTGCAGGGGAACCTGTTAAACAAGCTAAGAATTTGGTGAGTGATGCATTCAATGCTCAAAGAAACGATGCATTCTCTCAATTGCTTAAAACTAGACATAAACTATAATAATAGGGGTCTAAAACACTAAACACATAAAATAATAAAAAAAATTATGGCAAATAAAAAATATGATTTTGGATTTAATTTATCATCTTTAGCTACTTACACAGACGAAGTAGGTGGAGAATTGATGAGACGAGCAATCCTTGAAGGTGAAACTGCGAAAATTATCAAAGTTCAACCAGGGGTTAAAGGTTCACAAGCTATTAACTTACTTGACTCTACATTAGTAGTTCAAGATGGTACTTGTGGATGGAGTTCAAGTGGGCAAACTACTTATACTCAAAGAGACATCACAGTATGTCAATATAAAGTAAATGAGGCTTTATGTCCTCAAGAGTTAAATGATTACTGGTTAGGTCAATTATTGACTCCGGGTTCATACAATGAGACAGTACCTTTCGAGGAGCAAATCTCAATCTTAAAAACTCAACAAATCTCTCAATATATTGAGAACCAATTATGGCAAGCAGATTCAGGTACAACTTGTTTCTCAGGATTCAAACAATTAGTTAGACAATTAGGTACAGGAACTACTACTGTAACAGGTGGTATTGTTGTAACAGGTCAAACTGCTTTATCATCTACTACAGCTTTAGCTCAAGTAGATAATTTAGTTGAGGTTATTCCTGATGACATCGTAGACAGAACTGACTTAGTTGTGTTTATGTCTCACGCTAATTACAGAAAATACTTAATCAACTACAGAACTGCAAACTACTACCACTTCAACCCTGAAGATTCTTACCAAAACTTCAAAACTTTCCACCCTGCTACTAACATCTTAGTACACCCTGTTGGAGGTTTGAATGGTTCTAACTTAATGGTATTAGCACCTGCTGGATACTTAGTTATGGGAGTTGACTTAATGTCTGACTCAGAACAATTAAAAATGTTCTACTCTGTAGATTTTGATGAGGTTAGATTGCGTTCTAACTTTAAAGTTGGGGTTCAAATTGCTTGGCCTCAGTTTGTGATTACTAACGGATTAACATAATACCAAGATACTATCTCAGGGGGTTTATACCCCCTCTGTAGTATCGACAACTAAACTAGAAATTAAATAATAAAATATATGAGTTTTACTGCATGTTATAATACAGCAAACATCTGTAAAGGATGTCGTGATAATGTAGGGGGTGTAAAAGCTGCTTATGTTGTTGCAGGATGTGTAACAGGAACTACTGAGAACGCTGCTGGAGAAATCCTTACAGTTGGTGCAACAGGAGGAACTGTTTATACATTCCAAGTAGAGAAAAACACATCTAATTTCATCGAAACTATCACTCCTTCTTTGGAGAATGGTACTGTATTCTACCAACAAGATTTAACTTTGGTATTCTTCAAGCTTCAACAAGACACAAGAAACCAATTAAGATTATTGGCTCAAAATACAAACTTAAAAGTATTCGTTGAAACTAATGATGGTTCTATTTGGTACTTAGGTGAGGACTTCGGTATGTTTTTATCTGCGGGTACTGGTGAAACAGGAACGGCATTTGGAGACAGAAATGGATATTCAATCACATTACAAGGACTTGAAAAAGACCCTTGTAGACAATTAGCTGGTTCATTACAATCTACATTAGTAGGTTTAACACTATCTAACTGCGTAGGTTGTTAATAACCTTTAGAATAAAATAAGAGGGGGGATTTTCCCCCTTTTTTTAGCCAAAACACTATAATGAAAAACTTCGCGAGACAAAATAGTTCTGAAAAGAAAACTTGGGGTGTATTAGGGAAGATACAGACCTATGAGATTCCAAATAATGCATTGGGTAAAACGATTGTACCTTTGAATGATAATGCATTTGCCGCTTGGGACGCATCAAAATCTAACTATAGATTGAGACCTCACATGCCAAACAATCAAGGTGGGGTTGTTCCACAAGTAACTCCAACTCCGGATGTATCACCAACACCTACAGGAACTAGTAGTGCAACACCAACACCTACTCCAACTCAAACAGGAACTCCAACAGGAACTCCAACAGGAACTCCAACTCCTACGCCAAGTTCAACTCCGGCATTCCCAACTCCGGCATTATGGTATGATGCAACCAATTTAGGTTCAATCGATTATATTACAACAGGGGGAACTGATTTAATTAACACTTGGAGAAGTATTGGTGTTTATCAAAAAGCATTAACAGGTTCTACTACTACTGACAATTCACCTGTATGGTCTGCATCTACAGTATTTCCTGGTTCGCCAAGAGTGGTTAGATTTGTTGGTAGTGCTTTAGCATCTCAAGATTATTTAACTCAAAGATTCGATAGTACACCAATACCTTATGTTAGTGGAGCGACATTATTTGCTATTATGGCAAAACCTAATGGAGCAACTTATTCAAAAGTTACGACTGGTTCCGCAGGATTTGGAAGTAATATTAGATTATTACAAGGTAATACTACAAACGGTGGATTTGCTAATACAAATGATGGTAATTTTACATTTAACTATAATACTACTGCGGATAGGATTACAGCAACATTTAATACAAGTGGGGTGACAGGAAGTAATTCTATACCTTTTACATCCGCTGACTTTATAAATGGAAAAGTATTACAAAAAATAGAATACGCTCAAAACTCACAAAAAGTTTATTCAAATGATGTAGTATTTGCTCAGCAAGTTGGTCCTAATGTAAATGTAGATTCATTTATTAACCAAGTAATTATTGGAGCATTAAATACTACTACTGGTACATTAACACTTCAAAATGCGAATGTTGAGTTAGGTGAGATTATGTTTTTTAATTCAATATTAAATGCAACACAAATTTTAGCTGTTGAAACTTACTTAAAAACTAAATGGGGTTATACTAGTTGGTAAAAATATGAATATACTATTTCTCTTAATGGACGATAAACTTGATGCTCATTACATAATCAGTACGAATGTTAATAATTAGAAAAAATCAATCAAATGACTTGGTGGTTACTGTCTCTATGAATAAGACATTACCATCACCATTTTATTTGTTCTCATTTCAACACATAACCTCAAAAGAGAGAGTTAGTTTTATTGGTGAAACTATCACTACAAATAGTCGTTATGATAAATTTAGATTTGTTGAGGGTACAACTACCAATCTATCTTTAACCCCACCTCAAGTTAATTTTGAATATTTGGGACAATATTACTATTCTGTATACGAGCAATTAGGTTCGGGTAATACAAACCCTGCACTCGCTTATAATAAGTTAGAGGAGGGTCGTGCAATCGTCTTAATTGCGGAAGGTCAAACTGATGTATGTTTCTTTGAACCATATATTAGTAATAATGAAGATTTTGCCAATATCGTATATGTATCGGAACAAGAGTTAGAATGTGAAATTCCTGTTATAAGTCCAAGTCCTACACCGACTCCAAGTGTTACACCTAGTCATACACCTACACCAAGTGTTACGGCTAGTGCAACGCCTACTCAAACTGGAACTCCAACACAAACTCCTACACAAACTCAAACTCAAACTCAAACTTCTACACCTACCGGAACTCCGACTCAAACGCCGACAACTACTACTACATTAACTGCAACTCCGACTCAAACGCCGACTCAAACTCAAACTTCTACACCTACCGGAACTCCGACTCAAACGCCGACAACTACTACTACATTAACTGCAACTGCGACTCAAACGCCGACTCAAACACAAACCGGGACACCGACTCAAACTCCTACACAAACAGGAACTCCAACTCCTACTCCTACTTGTGGAACTTATACAATACAATATTTACAAAGTGAAATACAAGGTAATGATAATATAAAATACTCATTATTTAATAACCCTGATTTTACAGGTAATGCAAATGCGGTATGTGATTATACAATCGTTGGAACTTATGATATTACAGGTGGGGCAGTAAATGTTCCATATAGTACTATTATGGCAACTAATGACCATATACATACTTATTCAACAGGAGCGGGTAATATAAGTGGATTTACAATTACATCAATTACACCGGCTTGTCCTTGTGTTAATGTTGTGTATTCTTTTGTTACACCTACACCGACTGCGACTAATACATCAACACCGACTCAGACCCCTACAACAACGACTACTTTAACTGCAACTCCAACTCAGACACCTACACAAACTCAAACAGGAACTCCAACACAAACTCCTACAACTACTACTACTTTAACTGCGACTCCAACACAAACTAGTACTCCTACACAAACACCTACTCCTACACAAACAGGAACTCCAACTCAAACGCCTACAACAACTACTACTTTGACTGCAAGTCCTACACAGACGCCTACACAAACTCAAACAGGAACGCCTACACCTACCCCAACTACGACAACTACTTTAACTGCGACTCCAACACAAACAGGAACTCCTACACAAACAGGAACTCCGACTCAGACACCAACTCAAACATCGACTCCAACTACGACACCAACTACGACTCCTACACCAAGTACAACACGACCAGCACCACAAGCGTATGTAATCTATACAGGAACAACTGAATGTGCTGCGTGTTTATCTTATGGAAATGAAATAACTGTATATGGACCAGCATCACAAGGACCTGAATTAAATATTGGAGAATACGCTTATTTAGATTATGCATTGACTATACCTGTACCTGATTTAACATATATTGTTGAATTAAGTAATCTTACTAGATGGAGATTAGTTAATAATGCATTAGGTAATCCAGGTCAAATCACACAATCTGACCCTAATGGATGTATTGATGGACCACCATATTGTTTATTAACATTCTTGGTAGGTAGTGGAACTACTAAAGCTAATGCTTGTTCAACAACTCCATCATTTAATGTTTATGCTAATAATTTGGGTCAGTGTTCTTCAGGTTGTTTTTCAGCAAGTTTGAATTGTTGGGCATGTCTTAGTACTTCACAACAAGTATTCTTAGATTCAGGATTAACTACAATAGTTCCTGACGGATATTATAAAAATGATATGGATGGTAGTGGAAATATTGGAGTTTGGTATATTGTAGGTGGATTCCCACAAGGTGCTGGTTTTTCAGGATGTCCATAGATGAATTATTAAAAAACGATATTTATAAATAATGGAAAACAACGAATATAGAAACGAAAAATTGGAATCGGTTAAAAGCAGATTCTCAATGTCAATGCATGACTTTAACGCAGCCCAAATCCCTCAGTTCCAAGAAGTAATCAAGAATAAGGATTGGGTATTCTATGGTCCGGACAATATGTTCCCGAACCATCTAATGGCGTTATACAATGCGTCATCAATAAACAGAGCCTGTCTAAATGCCATTATGTATGGTGTTAAGGGAAAAGATTTATTAGTAACTGATGGGGACCCTTCAAGAGTTATTATGGCAAATCGTAGTGAAACTCTATACGAGGTGTTTGAGAAATGTACAATGGATAGAGTTATTTTTGGTGGTTATGCGTTAAACATCGTTAAAAATAATGAAGGTGGAATAGCCGAGATATACCATACCGACTTCTCAAGATTAAGAGCCGGTAAGGAAGACGAATTTACAAATGTGGGAACTTACTATTACTCAATAGATTGGTTTAACACAAACAAATATAAACCGATTGAGATGCCAGCATTCTCTATGTTGCCTGATTCAGGACCATCACAGATTATGTATTTCAAGTCATACTCACCAGGTTTATCATATTACCCTGCACCGGATTATTTGGCGGGGGTTACAACAATACAAACTGATATTGAGATTGCCAACTTTCATGTCAATAATTTACAGAATAGTATGATGCCATCAGTGGCAGTATCATTTACCAATGGTGTCCCTTCAGAGGAGGAGAGAGACATCATCTATCGTCAATTAGACGCCAAGTATAGCTCAACGAATAATGCGGGTAAATGGTTCCTATTTTTTAGTGAGACACCTGAAACGGCACCAATCATTACCCCAATTCAAAATAATGCAACCGATGGTTGGTATTCATCGATGAAACCACAGATAGAACAAACTATCTTAACTTCACATCGTATTACCAATGCAATGATTTTGGGTATTAAAGAGGCGGGAACTCTTGGTGGTAGAGAAGAACTATTGGACTCATATAATTTATTCCTTGAAATCGTGGTAAAACCAATTCAAAATGAAATGTTAAAAGATTTTGAAAAGGTGTTATTCTTGAGAGACAAGGAAAAAATCAAGTTGGAGATAAAACAAAATCAATTATTGCCTGACATCGAACAAACGATTGTAGGTGATGTAACAGGAATATAATATGGCAAAAGAAGTATTACTAATTAGTGAAACAAAACTAAAGGCATTCACTACAATCAATCAAAATGTCGATATGGCACTTTTGGTTAGTTGTATCTTTATGGCTCAAGAATTGGGTCTACAAACTCTTATCGGAACACTTGGATATGAGTATTACCAAAACTTGGTTAGAAATGTTCAATTATCAGGAGCAACGATGTCTCAACCTGATAGAATTATGTTAGAAGATTACATCGCGCCATATCTTATACACAGAGCCTATTTTGAGGCAATGCCTGAGATATTTGCTCGTAAGATGAATAAAGCCATTACAATAGGAAACACCGAACAGGGAACTTCTATTGACCTGAAAGGTATGGCTTATCTTAGAGAGATAGAATCCGGGCGCTATCAATTTTACGCTCAGAGATTACAAGACCGAGTAATGGCATTCTCAGGGGATTATCCCTGGTATTGGACTTGGAATAATAAAGATGGTATGCCTAATTCAATAGAAACTTATTTTTCAGGAATACAATTATCAGGTGGGATGAGAAAACCACCAAGACGAGATTCATTTGGTGGTAATTTACCAGCATATTGGGGGCCTGAATATTCTCGTTGCACAGATTGCGGATACTAAGATGAACGATACAATTATATTATTAATTTCCAATGCGATTACGGGAGTAGCCGCTTGGATGGTAGGAAAACGAAAGAGCTCAGCTGAAACTGACAACATCGTATTAAAAAATCTTGAATTATCTATTGGATTATACAGAGAACTTATTAACGACCTTAAGAAGGAAATAGAATCTCTAAACCAAAAGATACAAGAATTAGAGAGTAAGGTTGATAAACTTTACGATGAGAATAAGAAACTAAAATCAACATTGAAAGATGATATAAAAATAACCAAAAACTTCAAGTAATATGCCAATCAAACCAGGAGAAACTGAAAACGAACAAGAATTTATCTCAAGATGTATGGGTGTTGAAACCGGAGATTACGAACAAGACCAAGCATACGCAATCTGTAAGTCAAAATGGGACAATAAAGATATGTCTTCTCAATTCGAAAGAATCGTTTGTGATGAATGTGGATGGTCTTGGGATTTAGAAGATGGTGGAGATGACCCTTATGTATGTCATAAGTGTGGTAGAAGAGTGTCTGAAGAAGCACAACAAGGCGGGGTCGTAGCAGGAACCTTTGGTAGAACTAAATTTACCTACCCTGTAAAGAGTAAAGAGGCGTTGAATGACTATATGGCTCGTTGTATGTCTGATGATGTCGTTAGAGAGAAGAAACCATATAGACCTACAAGAGCGGGGTGGTGTTATAGTGAATATCAAAACAGATATATTTTATCAATAGGTAAAAGATGGAAGTAAAGAAATGTGTGGCTTGTTTGAAAGAAAAAGAATTAAAGTCGTTTGGTAAGAACAAAAATGCTAAAGATAATTTACAATATCGTTGTAAAGTTTGTATGGCAAATGGGATATTAAAACCTAAAAAAGAAATCAAGTTCCTACCCGGTGATGATATTATGTTAAAACTAAATTGTATCAGTAATCTT